CAAATTTATGAAGAAAGCAGAATAAATAATTTAGCAAGACAGAATAGTTTATTAGCACAACAAATTGGTTATCAAACAACTTTAGCTAGTGTTAGTGCTTATGCTGGAAGTGGAAATGGTGGTGGTGGTGCAAGTGGATTTATGAATACAATAGGAACTATTGCTAATGTTGCTTCTTTATTTGGATTTGCAGAAGGTGGAAGTGTTAAAGCTGGACAACCAATAACTGTAGGAGAAAGAGGTAGAGAAATATTCATTCCTAAAACAAGTGGAACAATAGTTCCAAATGAAAAACTTGGTAGTGGAACTGTTTTAAACTTTAATATTAACGCAACAGATGTTAAAGGAGTACAAGAATTATTAATAAACAATAGAGCAACGATTACAAATATTGTTAATCAGGCTCTTAATGCAAGAGGTAAATCTAATTTAGTATGAGTGGCACATTCCCATCAACACCAGTAGCTTCTTCTATAGCAATTAGTTCAGAACAAAATACTATTGTTTCTGTAACAACTTCTGGCAGACGACAATCAAGACAAATTGATGGTCAAAAATTTAGATTAAGAGTTACATTCCCACCAATGACAAGAACTGAGTTTGCACCTATTAATGCTTTCATAATGAAACAAAGATCACAATTAGAATCTTTTACTTATTCTCCACCAACAGTATCTTCTACATTAGGAGTTGCAACTGGTTCAATATTAGTTAATGGTGCAATTAGTGCTGGTGCTACATCATGTTCAATAGATGGTATGGCTAATAGCACAACTGGTGTTTTAAAAGCAGGAGATTATTTTAGATTTACTGGACAAACTAAAGTTTATATGTGCGTATCAGATGTTAATTCAAATGGTTCTGGTCAAGGAACATTAACATTTGAACCACCATTAAGAACTGCTGTATCTGATAATGCTGTATTAATTTATTCTAATGTTGATTTTACTTTAGGATTAACAAATGATGTTCAAGAATTTAATATAGGAACTGAAAACTTATTTCAATACGAAGTTGATCTTATTGAGGTTCTGTAATGACAAGATCATTAAGTGGAAGTCTTACAACCGAACTAGCAACTAATAAACTTAATCCAGTTAATTTAATTTATATTGGTGTAAGCACAGGAAGTTATTATACAGATCATTATAAAAATATTTCATTTAACGGAAATACTTATTTAGCATCATCATTGTTGCTTGGTGTATCTGATGCTAGTGAAAGTTCTGAAGTTGCTGTAAATGATTTAGTAATTAAATTTAGTGGTGCAGATCAAACTATAATTTCTTTATTTCTTAATAATGATTATATGGATAAGTCAGCACATATATACAGAGGATTTTTAGATGCTTCTCAAGCATTAATATCAGACCCATTTTTATTATTTGAAGGAAGAATAGAAAACTTTAATATTGATGAAACAGATACATCATCTGAAGTTAGTATTTCAATCGCATCTCATTGGGCAGATTTTGATAAAATCGCTGGTAGAAAAACAAATACTAATTCTCAAAAACTTTACTTCTCTACTGATAAAGGTTTTGATTACGCATCACAATCAGTGAGAGAAATTAAATGGGGCAGAGCATGAATGACTTCTACCGAATTGTTTCGGTTTATAGACATTTTGAAAAATATAACAAATACACTTATGCACAAATCGCCAATCATATACTTCCATCATTTAATCTTGGACAATACCAACTGCATAGAGATAAGAACGAAATCATTGGATATACAAACTGGGCATTACTTAACGACATAGTAGAACATAGATTTATGAAAACTGGACAATTAAAAGCTAATGAATGGAATTGTGGAAACAATCTTTGGCATATTGAAACATTAGCTAAAAGAAATTTAAAAGAGATTATGACTTGGACTAAAGATCATTTCACAAACTTATATGGAGTAGATAAGCCAATTAAATGGATAAGAGTTAAAGAAGATAAGATTGTTAAGCATCAAGTAAGATATACTAAACAAAGTTGGAATTTAGGTGGTAGATTAAATGGGTAGTATATTTAAAGCAGTATCTTCAGTATTTACTACAGTATCAAAAGTTGTATCTAGTGCTATATCTTGGTTACAACCAGTTAAACCACAAAAATATTCTTACAATCCACAAGTAAATGAATCTGCACAAGGAATATTATTAAATAAAGATTCTAACAATGCACAAATACCAGTTGTATATGGACAAAGACAAGTTGGTATATCAAGAGTATTTGTAGAAAGTTCAGGAACTAATAATACATATCTTTATATTGCTGGAGTTCTTTGTGAAGGTGGTGGAAATGGAATTGAATCTATTGATGAGATTTATATAGATGATAAATTAGTAACTTGGTCTGGTTCATTAACAGACGGAACATTAAGAACAGTATCAAGTTCAGATACTAATTTTTATAAAGATGGTGCTAGTTTAATATCAGCACAATGTTTTTATGGATTAGATAATCAAACATATTCATCATTATTAGATGAAAGTACAAATTGGGATTCTAATTATAAACTTTCAGGATTAGCTTATATTGCTTTTAAATTTACTTGGAATCAAGATGCTTTTAATGGATTGCCTGATGTTAAAGTTACTTTAAAAGGTAGAAAAATATACGACCCAAGATTAGATTCAACTAAAAGTGGTTCTGGTTCTCACAGACAAGATACTGCATCTACTTGGAGTTATACTGACAATTCTGCATTAATACTTTTAGATTATTTAAGAAATACAAGATATGGAAAAGGTTTACCAAATTCTTCTTTTGAAACAAATTATGATTCATTTAAAACTGCTGCAACACTTTGCGAAACACAAGTTGTTCCATATACAAGTGGAAGTACAATAGATTTATTTACTACAAATGCAGTTATAGATACATCTCAAAAAGTAATTGATAACGTAAAAGAACTCTTAAATCCAATGAGAGCTATTTTTACTTATACGCAAGGTAAATATAAATTAATAATAGAAGATTCAGGAAGTTCAGCTTTAAGCATTAATAAAGATTATATTATTGGTGGTATTAAAATTCTTGGAGAAAAGAAAAACTCTAAATACAATAGAGTTATAGGAACATTTACTAATCCTGACAAAAACTGGCAAGAAGATACAGTTTCTTTTCCACCTTATGATGATTCTGGTCTGCCAAGTGGAGATCAATATGCAACTTTATTAGCTGAAGATAATGGAACTAAATTAGAGGGTCAATTTGACTTTAAACATATTACAAATCCATATCAAGCTGAAGAACTTTGTGAAATTATATTAAGACGTTCAAGAAATGCTTTAGCAGTTGAATTAAGATGTACTTCAGAAGCTTTAAACTTAACTATTGGAGATATAGTTGATTTAACTTATTCAACTGGTGGATTTAGTGCAAAACAATTTAGAGTTATGGGTCTTGCTATTAACTCAGATAGCACTGTTGATTTACAATTAATTGAGCATCAAGATAACTTCTATACTTGGAGTTCAAAAGCACAAGCACCAACAATAGCTGATACAACATTACCAAATCCAAATAATGTATCTGCACCAGCTTCAGTTACTTTAGATGACCAGCTAATTCAATATTCAGATGGAGTTGTTATAACTGCTTTAGATGTAACCATTGGTGCTTCTCCTGATAGTTTTGTTGATTACTACCAAGTAGAATACAAATTAAGCACAGATACTGATTACATAATATTTGGACAAGGAAAAGGTCTAGTACACAGAATATTAAATGTAATTGATGATCAAACTTACAATGTAAGAGTTAAAGCATTTAATACATTAGGTGCTTCTTCTACTTATACATCAGCATCAAGATTAATAGTTGGTGGAACATTACCACCTGCCAATGTTGAAGATTTTTCTTGTAATATTATTGGTCGTGATGCTCATTTATCTTGGACACAAATACCAGATTTAGATTTAGCTTATTATGCAATTAGATTTAGTACATTAACTTCTGGTGCTGAATGGCAGAACTCAGTTTCACTTGTTGAAAAAGTTGCAAGACCAGCTACTTCAGTTACAGTTCCAGCTAGAATAGGTTCTTACTTAATTAAAGCTGTAGATAAAAATGGAAACTTCTCATCTAATGAAGCTGTAATATCAACTAACATTTTAGAGATAGGAGATTTTAATGCTGTTCTAACACAAACTGAATCGCCTACATTCTCAGGAACTAAAACTAATGTCTATGTTGATGGTGGTGCTTTAAGATTAGATTCTACTGAAATTTTTGATTCTGCTGTTGGATTATTTGATTCTGCTTCTACTACTTTTTTTGATGCTGGTGTAACTACTTATGATTTATCTCCTACTGGTTCTTATGAATTTACTTCTCCTATTGACATAGGTGGAAGTTACACAGTTCGTGTAACTGCTTCTCTTACACAAACAGTTGATAACATAGATAATCTTTTTGATACTGAAACTGGGTTATTTGATGATGGTGCTTCTAACTTTGATGGAGATTCTCCTGCTAACTGTAATGCTCATTTAGAAATTGCTACATCTGCTGACAATATAACTTATACTGCATTTAGAAATTTTGTAGTTGGAGACTATACGAGTCGTTTTTTTAAGTTCCGATTAATGATGAGATCAGATGACTTGGCTTCTACTCCAGTTGTAAGTGCTTTAAGTGTAACAATAGATGTTCAAGATACTATTCAAAGTGGAAACGATTTAACAAGTGGAACTGGAACTTATACAGTTACCTTTACAAGACCATTCTATTCTGTTAATTATGCTATCGGTATTACAAATCAAGGAATGGCTACTGGTGATTACTATACTTTAAATAGTAAGACTATTAATGGTTTTAATATAGCATTTAAGAATAGTGCTGGTACTGGAGTAAGTAGAACTTTTGATTATATTGCAAAAGGATTTTAACTAGGATATTAGATAGATATGGCACAACACGACATGAATATAGCGAACCAAAGCTTTCCTAGCTTTCGTTCTGATTTAAACAATGCACTATCAGCAATACAAACAACTCATTCAGGAACATCTAGACCAACTGGTGCTGTAGCTGGTCAAATTTGGCTTGATACGACATCAGCAACTTCTCCTACTTTAAAATTTTATGATGGTGCTGATGACATCTCTTTAGCAACAATTAACTATACAGCTAACACAGTTGATTGGTTAGATTCTTCTGTAACGATAACTGGTTTATCAACTACTGCAACTGGAACTGTTTTAACTTTAACTGATTCTGCTCACACAACAAGTGTGAACATGATTTGTAGTAACAATACTGCATTAAGATTTAATGAACTAACTGCAAATGGTTCTAACTACATTGGATTAAAAGCACCTGCTAGTTTGAGTGCTGATTTAACTTTTACTTTACCTTCTACTGATGGAACTGCTGGTCAATTCTTAAAAACTGATGGTTCTGGTAATTTAAGTTTTGCTACTGCTGGATTGACTGGTGCTACATCAACTGCTACTGGAACTGTACTTACACTTTCTGATACTCAGAATGTAGCTGCTGTGAATGTCATTTTAGATAATGAAAAAGAATTAAGATTTAGAGAAAATACAACTAACGGAACAAACTATGTAGGATTTAAAGCACCAACTAGTTTAACAGTAGATAAAACTTACACCCTTCCAAGTGCAGATGGAACTTCAGGACAAGTCCTTCAAACAAATGGAAGTGGGGTTTTAAGCTTTGCAGGTGTTTCGGCGAGTGCTGGACAGGTTATTCAAGTTGTATCTGCAACAGACGGAACTCAAAGATCTACAACATCAAGCACTTATGTAACTGCTTCAAATACTTTATCAGTTACAATTACTCCATCATCTGCATCAAATAAAATATATTTAATGTGTACTATAAATATATCAAATGATATTGGTTCAGGTTCTTACGCTACATATTGGACAATATATAGAGGTTCAACTAATTTAGCTGGTGGTGGTAATAATGCAACAACTGCAAATTGTTTTGCATCTATAAGTACAGATACTAATCTTGGACGTTTTGGAATATATTTTCCATCTTCAATGTCTTACTTAGATTCTCCAGCAACAACTTCAGCTACAACTTATCAAGTATATATGGGTACTAATACTGGTAAAGCTTGGATAAATTTTCAAAATTCAATTAGTTCATTAACAGCATTTGAAATTAAAGGATAATTATGAAAATAGATATTTGTTCAGCAATACTATCAATTAAAAATAATGCACAAGTTTCAGTATCAGGAGATGATATTAATACTTTAGAATGGTACGACAATAATCCAACTAAAATAACTAATAAACAAATACTAGATAAACAAAAAGAACTACAAGTATTAGAAGATGTTTACGATAATAGACGAAAAGAATATGGAACTATTGTATCTCAATTAGATGAGATTTATCATAGTGGTTTAGATTCGTGGAAAGCAAGATTATCTAATATTAAAGCCAAATATCCTAAAGAATAGACTTAACTTCTTCTTCAGTTAAACCAAGTGCTTTTAGTTTAGCAATAGCTGATTCTTTTCTAGCTTTTTCTTGTGCAATTTTTTGTTCTCTAGCAATTCTATCTGCTTCAGCTTGAATAGCATCTTGTTCTCTTTGTGTTATTTCTTCAGCAGTTAATTCTACTTCAAATGTACCTTCTGGTGTTATAATTAGTTTTTTCATTTATTTAATTCCATATAGTTTGAATGTTCCACTGCCTATATTTCCAGTGCTATAATAAAAAGTGAATCCTGATATTGCAGTTGTTGCATCAGTCAACATAGCTGCAGAATTTGTATATAACCAATAAGGAGCTACGTTATAATATGAAAGACCAACTGTATATTCTATAAGTTTATAAACATCTGTGCTTAAAGGATTATATATTTTCATAGTTCCATTAAAAGAATAAGGAGATGAAGTATTTCCATTTACTCCATAATTAGCTTTATTCATTTCTATATAATTACTATTATTCTGAGCACCACTATAAAAATTATTTGTTCCACCATAAAAATCAGAACCACCACCAAGCACAACATAATTGCTTGTAGTTACATCAGAATTACTTCTTCTTACTCTTCCCCATATACCCCAATATGTGGCGCTTGTGTTTGTTCCTCTTATTCCATCATACTTAATTTCATAATTTCTATAAGTTGATGAAAAATATCCATCAAAAGAAACAGATCCAACTGAAGAACTTACAGTAGTTGTTGCAAGCAAAACATAATCGCTGGAAACAGAACTGAACGACAAAACCCCACTTCCATTTGTTTGAAGGACTAAGACATCTTGCTATTTTAAAAGAATAACATTATAGATTAACCATGATATTATTTATTTCAGGATTAGTAATTGGGTTACTTCTTGGTTGGAAGCACGAAGCATATATCAATAGCATAATTGAAACTGTTAAATTACATTCAAACATTAAGTAGTATTGTAATTATAAAGTTACACACCATATAATAGAAATGGTTTACACAAACGAAGAACATAACTTTTACTCAAAGGAAAATAATATGCTGAACTATTCAGATGTTAAGAACTATTGGTCTAAGTTCGCAAATGATTACGCAGAAGATGTAAAATCATTTTGGAACAATTACTTAGACACAGTAAATAAATTTTATAATAAATAACTTTATTTAGTCCAAGTCTTTAGATATAAGACATAAGGAAGGCATAACCCTCAAAAATTATTGCCTATGGACATTGGACGAGTTACCTACCGAGTAATTGAAAATCTACACAAAGTTGTTTTAGATCATTCAGACGAAATCGCTTACATTAAAAAGAACCTAAAAGAAATTAAAGGTTACTTCTCTCCTAAAATGCTAATCATCTATTTTGGATTTATATTAGCACAAGTTATTGGTGTTACTTTCTGGGTTGCTAAACAACAAACAACTATTGAGTTACTTAGCAAAGAAGTTGATTATTTAAGAGATCAAATTAAGGATATGAAATAGTGTGTATCTTTAAACTATGGATTGGAAGCTGTTGTTTATTGCATAATTGTAAATGCTTGACGAATAAACCGAATACAACTAACAAGAAGTAATATGAATAAAAGAATCTTAGTCATATCAGATTTACACTTCCCATTTGCTCATAAAGACTGGCATGGATTCTTAACTAAACTAAAAGCTAAATATAAACCAGATACTATTGTAAACATTGGTGATGAAATGGACTTTCATTCAATCAATGTATCTCACACAATAGACCCTGATCTTCCATCTCCTAAAGATGAATTAGAACTTGGTAAAAAAGATATTCAAAAACTACATAAATTATTTCCTAAAATGACTTTGCTAGAATCAAATCATGGTTCTATGGTTTTAAGACGTGCTATGGCAAAAGGAATGACAAAATCTTTTATTAAATCTTATAATCAGATTTTAGAAGTTGGTAAAGGTTGGGAGTGG